CATTGGCTTGACAGAAATCTTTATCAATTCCTACACTTCTTAATAAGTCTTGTACTTGTGTACCTTTACTTACTTGAGCATAGTGTTGACCATAAGTACCTTTAATATAAGTACCTATTTCTTGTAGTATTTTATCTTCATTATATTTCATAATTAATCATTCATCCAATCTGTATCTTCTTCGTTATTATTTTTTTCTAATACTTTATCTATCTGTGAGAAGTAACACCAGTTAGAACCAAATGTAACTGCACCGGTATAGTTTAGTGTAGTATCATATGTTTTAGCATTTAAACTTGTTGGTAACTCAGCAGCTATATCTGTAGGTTCGGTTGCAATACCGATATTAGTTATAACTCCTTCTCTACCTTTCATATCTTCAATTTTATCACCTATATTAATTATCATAGTGTCTCCTTTTTAGTGTTTAGTTTTAAATAAATGTTCATTGTCATAATTAAGACCAAGTGTATAACAAATATACCCTGGATCCTGTTCTTTGTCAAGTCCTTCTGCTTGTAATATCCATTTTATTGCAGCTTCTCTATTTTCTGCACCTAGAGATAGTGCTTCGTCAATTCTACTTTCAAAGGCCTTTAGATTATCTTCTTCTTGCCTTTTTTCAATCTCTGCTTCACGCTTTGCTACTTCACAAAGGTGGTCTAATTCGTCTTCTAATTCTTTTGTTGACATTGCTTTAAAGTTGTAATGTCTACCTTTTACACCGTATGCTTGTTTGTGCATTTCATAAACACTTACTTCCAGATTACTTCTTTCATAATCTTCAACAGTAAAAATACCTTGGTCGTTCCAGAATTTAATATCTTCTACAACCATACCAGCCCATGAACCAGGATTTTCAGCCATCCATGCTTTAGACTTAGCGTTAATATTTTTAATGTGTTCTAGTAGTGTCATTAGGCGTTTAACTCCATTTCGATTACTTCGTCAATATTGTAAGCGTCAATATCAATCAAATCAAGTGCAACATTTGATTCCAAGATTTCTTTCTTAGCATCAGCTTTGTTGATTTCTTTGTTTTTTAGTTTTAATAGAACGGCGTCAACAAATTTTTCAGCTTCGTCCCAATAGTAGTTTTTAACTTTAGACATAGTGTTTTTCTCCTTTATTAGTGTTTAAGTTGTTGATTAGTAAGTCAATAAGGTTATTATACAGGTGTTTTTTACACTTGGCAAGCCTTTTTTCTAATCTTTTTAACATTATTTGGTGTTTTTTTTCTGTGTAATTCTTTATCATATACACATATCCTACACTAGTTCCACAGTAAAAGCAAGCGTTTTTTTCGCTTTTTGGCGCTTTTTTTGAAGTTTTTTTTGAGACCAGGTCTAGGTTTCTGCTGGTGCGTCAATCTGCACAGCTAGGAAAGTGCTATTTCCAAGCGTTTTTGACCCATTCCATGTCGGATTCGTGTGGATTTGGCTGTCCGTGAAACACGGTTACCAACGATTCGCCATTATGTTCGAAAGTCCACTTGCCTTTGTGATATCTGGTACCACTTCTATCGTACCATTTGTACGATTGTGTCCATGCGTCTGGAAATGACCTGGTTTCATCATGTTTTAATATGATATCTGATATGACATTCTGGTCACCTGCCATTTTAAGCCAGCTCGGTCTGTTTTCAATAAACGGTTTCCATAGTTTTCTAGTCATAGGTTCTTTATTAAATCTAAACACGCTGGAGTTGAATATCTTGGTCTGTGGATTAAAGTCATTCATACCAACAAAGTCAGCCTTTGATTCGTGTTCAAAAAAACAATCTATGTTACCTGTAATTACCACATCTAAATCCATGTATAAGGTATCACCAGTTAAACCATTATCAGGATGAAATAGTTGCATTTTGTTCCACCAACCTTGTAGGTCATGTAAAGGAAACTGTCTTACATTTATATGTCCTTCTAATAGTTTTTCTGCCTTTACATGGTCAGTAAAACAATAAAAGTTATGTAGATATGTGGTGTTTCTCTGTACCATATTGTACAGCTTTTGAACATACTCTAAAGAATACTTGTCACCATAACAGACACAAGCAAAGTTCTTAAACGGTCCTTTTAAATTTGTCATATAATCAACCAATTGTATACCGCCCTCATACTCATTATTAAATACATAAATTCCATTAACATTCTTGGCCAGTCTTTATCTTTCCAACCAAAATACACCCACATGACACAGGCGATAATACTAAAAGTCCAACCAACCCATTGTGTCGCAATGTTGGCACTTGATAAGATGTAAACACTTATCATAGCAAGTCCAAAACCTAGCCATCTTGCACCTTTTAAATCTTTATAATACCTTATTTTCATACTGTCTTTTGAGAGCTTCATAGGCTACTCCACTTCCGATTTCGTTAAGAGTAAATTGGTGTTCAGACATAACCATCATCCACTCTCTCATTGTTTTTACACCTGGTTTAAAAGGTTTTTCAATTTTTCTTATATCTCTACTTGTTACCTGTGAGGCAACATTTCTTTGATGTGTAAATGCCGGCACCATATTCATAATAGCGTCAATAGCTGATAATGACATATTAGTTACCAAAGCATGAGTATCTTTTAAATCATCTTTTATATCTGTACCAAACCATTGATTACCTGGTCTTGGTTTATTTCTTACAACTATTTCTCTATCAGTATGTTCTTTTAATTGTGCAACAACTTGGTCAATCCATTCTTGTTGTGATATGCCGTTAATATGAAAAGTTACCGTAGGAGATGAAGGACATACCAATACTTTATTTCTACCTTTTGACCAACCTTGAAAAGGACCTACGATTGCCTTGTCTTGTAATTCTTTTAATCTTGTACTTTCTGGAATATAAACACCACCACCTGTATGAATACCACCTCTTATAATTCTAAAATAAGTTCTTGCATAATTATGAATTTCAGGTTTAGGGTATCTAATAATTTGTTCAGTAAAATAACCAGTATCTACATACCACCATTCTTCTCCAAGTCTTTCACATTCTTTTATATCTGCAACATTAGAACCACCTAAACCCCAAAAGAAATGAATATTTTTATCTTCATCTTTCCATCCTTTTTTTATTTCAGGCCAGATTTGGTGTGATAGACAATCAGACCATTTCATTTCGTGGCATATAATCATGTTTGTAACCTCGTTGCTGTGTGATAAGCTGTACCATCTTTAAATTCATCACTTGTAAATTGTACTGCAAGTAAACTATCTGTCCATTGTTTAATTAAATCATCATCTGGATAATGTGGACTTTCTATATTTTCATATAGACTTTCTGATACTTCATTAGCAGCTGACACTTCATCACAAAAACTAGGTACACCATTTAATATTGCTTCAATAGCAGCTGTTGATTGATGAGTTACTACAGCATGGCAATTTTGTAATTGTTTTTGTAATGGTATTTTTGTATCTTTCTTTCGAACAATAATATTTCTATCTGTATATTTTTGTAGTTCAGTTAATTGTGTATCAATCCATAATTGTTCATCACCTAAATGATATAATCTGCATATAGCCTTTGTTGGTGGACAAAGTAAGATATGTTCACCATCTTTTGTAAATGGTTTCCAATTTACCTTACCAAACTTTTTAATCCTATCTTTATCTTCTTTTTCTAATTCTATAATATAATTAAGTTGCATTTGTGACCTAATTAATCTGTATAATACACCATTAGGTCCTTTACTTTTATAATCTCTTGTCGCACCAAAGTAAGCATGGTCCATATAATAAAAAGGATGATTTCTTTTTTGACATTCCCAAATAATTCTCTCTGTGCCTCTTAATGTGCCAACTATGGCACATGGTTTATCTGTCCACTTATTCCAGTCAAATTGAGGCCAGTTACCTTGTTCAAATTGACCTATGTTCTTAGCATCATTTTGATGTACATAACCACCCACACTTTCAACAAGTGCTTTGATGAATACATCTTTACCTGTGTTTGTATTAAATCCTTCTATCATTTTAACCTTATCTGAAAACACTCTGCATAATATTTGTACCAATTAGTTGAGTAGTCACACTTCTCATATTCTGAAAACCATGGACCGCCCTCTGTAAAATGTACATTCTTAATATCATCTTTGTATTCGTATTCTCCAGCTAACCAGTTCCACTCTAATGGTAAATCACCAATTAAGTCTTCACTTTCTAACCATTTATATTGGTGTAGTTCTAAACCACTAGCACTATTCACATAATCTGGTGTAAGTGTTGTACACTTCTTACAATTCATCAACATAAAACTAGACCAGTTCTTTTTAGGATAAGATGTCTGTACTTGATTTAAAAACTTTACTTTACTTTTTGGTGTATAATCATGTTTACAAACTTGTACGGCATATCTATCATCACGCAATCGCCATAGTTCAGCAATGTCAGCCTCCATAAGCATATCACAATCCATAAACAATGCCCAACCTTGATAATTCATAAGGTGTGGTATAATAAACCTACTAAAAGAAAACTCTGTACTAGATAGATTGTTTCTTTCTCTTACAAAATCATCTTTAATATTATTTAAATAAATTGGTGTGATAGCTACAGGTTTAGTTGAGTTCTTTAATATACTGTAACTTAAAGTATTGAATGCTACTTTTTCTTTACTATCATATCCAATAAAAACATTAATCATTTACTCTTTGTCCAACACTTTCTCTTTTAATATCATTGTGGTCAAATTCTGCCCAATATAACTCAAATGCTACACCATCTTTTTTGCCTATAAATTGATGATAGACACCTGGTTTAACTCTCATAAAATCACCTGGATTTAAAACAGTTTCATCCACCAAGTCATAATCATTTTGCCATACTTTGACAACCATCTGACCTGATTCTACAAAAAAACCATTCCATTTAAATTCATGTTTGTGTTTACTACACGCAACATTTTTTTTATATTCAATTCTATGAAATTCTAAAACACCATTTGCATGGATTAATTCTGTCATTCCCCATATTTTACCTGCTTTCATAATCACCTCTTTTATTTCCTAGTGTCATATTTTCTCCACTATATCCCCATATTTTTCTTTGTGTACCTTTTGTATGGTCGTATATAGGTCCTAAACAAGACCTAGCTTGTACATGACCATTACCACCATCACCAATGTTATAATTGTTTACACCTTTAGTTTCAAACTCTTTTCTTACATGGTCCCAAATATAACTGTCGTGCCACTCTATAAGATTAAACAATTTATCCTTATCATACATTTCTTTCATAGCTCTTGCAAAGTTTTTAGTTTCTGGATGTTGCATATTAAAACCTAAAAAACCACACTCACTATATTGACTGCCTCTACCTAAATAAGTTAACATTCTATCTGAATGCCATACATTTTCTTTTATCCATACTTTGTCTATAGGTTTATAAAATACACTATCTGCGTCAATGCCCATAATAAAATCACTTTCTGTATCATTGATTACAGCATGAGTATAAGCATATACTTTATAACTAAAACGGCAAGCGTCCCTTAAAAAGTCTTTATGAGGTCTATGTTTGTTTCTTTCAATAAACTCTTTACATTCTGGCACTAAATTAAAAAAATCTTTGTCTTCATTGTAAACTGTTAAAGGAAAGTTCCAATGTCTTTTGAATGACAATTCAAATCTATATGCGTATTCTTGGAATAACTTTTGATTCCATGTTGTTATAACTCTTATTTTCATATTTGTACCTGGTAAACTTTCTTCCAAACTGCAAAATTCAGAATGATAAACAATTCTTTTTGAGATAATAAACCTATATCAGCTTTATTTTTTGAACCTACTGGTGGATGGTCTCTATTATTTAAATATTTATTTTCAATATCATCTTCATTATATTCAAACAAATCTTGTAATTCTTTATCTCTTAATATTTCTCTTATATAATCTTTTAATACACCATTGTCTGGGGCTGGAGATATTCTATTTCCAATCAATATCTCATCTGTAGGAAACCGCCAACCTGTTTTTACATGATTTAAAATATTATCAGGTAATCTATTTTTAAAGGCTTGTTTTTGTAATGACTTGTTATTTACTAAAGGTTGATTTAAAAATTGTTTTGTTACTTTTAATTGGCCAGGTATTGCTCTAACATAATCTCTGATACATTTGTTCATGTATGGAAATCTTCCTTCCATACTAAATGCCATACCTAATTTATCATTTCTAATTAAAAAATCTTCAGCTAAACTATTTAAACTTTCAATATACATAAAATCATTTATCTTGTCGCCTGTCATTGGTGTTGTGGGCAACCAATCGTTTAAATAATCCATCATATCATCTATTGTACAATTTAATTCTGGATTTCTTAACTCTCTATTATTTCTACTTAAAGTAATAAGTTTATCTCGCCAATCACCACCTTTTGCACCTATTTTATGATGTTTATAACCACCAAATAATTCATCACCACCATCACCAGCTAGGGTAACTGTAATATTGTTTTGTGCTATAAATTTATTTGTGTTGTAATATGTGGGAAAAGATTTACCTTGTCGTGGTTCTTCTAACGCATAAAAGGTATCTTCTAATGCGTCAACATAATCTTGTTGAGATTGTTTTACTGTATTATTAAATACTTCAAATCTTTCTGCAAGGCCTTTTGCTAAATCACTATCTTGGTTTAATCTACTTTTAGGGTCAATTAATTCAAATTCAGAGGTAAAGGTATTTGGTTTTACCCCCAACTCTTTCATCTCATAAAGTATGGATGTGCTATCAATACCACCAGATAAAAATAAACCAAT